CAAGGAGCTTATTTGGTGTTACCAGACCTCGAGCCCAAGCACGAACCCCAATTCTCTATGGAATTTCTCGTCCAGTGTGTCGAACGTGAACGTGACGTGCGACCCGGCGAAGCTTGCAGGGGCTGCTGCTCCGTACGCCACCCAGGCGGTTGGTAACCCGGTTCTGTATACTCCAGGTCCGTTCGTGTCGAACCTGTATGTGACGACGACGAGCGCAGGGTTCATCAGTTCAACCGGAATTCCGTCTGGAACTTCACTCGCCGTCCAGTCCAATGTCATCACGGGCAACGTCTTCTGGGTCGAGTCTGGAAACCCCCAGTTTACAAGCAACACGACCCCTGGTCAAGAGGTTGGCCCTCTCCATTCGTTCAAGCTCATTCTGAACGGTACGGACCGATTCGTGCCTCAGTACGGCAAGTACTTTAACCAGTACCAGCCGTTCCAGTACCATTCCGGTGTTCCATACCCAGGCGTCTATGTGTACTCGTTCGCTCTCAAGCCTGAGGACCTCCAGCCAAGCGGCACGTGCAACTTCAGCCGTATCGACATGGCGCAATCGGCCGTGAACCTCAAGACGGGTATGCCCGCCACGAATCAACAGATGTTTGCTGTGAACTATAACATCCTGCGTATTCAGTCTGGACTTGGCGGCGTCGCGTTCGCGAACTAAAGAAATCTAGGGTCTCCATAGTAGTGCATGCCCTTTGTGTATTCTATAAAATGTAAACTCGAACCCTATAGGGAGTACATCGGTCAGACGGTCCAGGACGACTTTCAGGTCCGACTGAACGGTCATATGGCCGATGTGAATAACGGGCGTCGCCGCCACCTGTACAACGCCATCCGGCTCTATGGGTGGGACCAATTTACGATCGAAATTCTTTACAGTTTTCCGAAAGAGGGGAACTGGAAAGAACGTCTTGATGAGTTGGAAATTCAGGAGATTGCTCGCCGTGGAACCTTGGCTCCACACGGGTACAACAACGAGACGGGCGGGAACAAGAACAAGGTGCTTCACGAAGGCACAAAAGAGTTGATGAGTTCTGTGAGGTCAGGTGAAAAGCATTTTATGTTTGGAAAGCATCATTCAGAAGATGCCCGTGAACTCTTGAAAGAGGCGAACGTCAAGGCGGTTCAGCAATGGTCCAGGGACGGGAAGGAGCTCCTCAGGACGTTCGAGTCGGTCGAGGAGGCTGCTCGTCAGACCTCTCTAGACGCGAGTCATATTACAAAAGTGTGTAACGGAAAGCGTCGAACGACTGGAGGGTTTCAATGGCGATTTGTCAACCCCGAGGACGTTGAGACCAAGACTGTGCTCAAGTTCTCCAAGGTCCAGCAGTGGTCGTTTGATGGGAAGACGCTGATACAAGAATTTGACACTATCAAGGAAGCTGGGGAGAAATCTGGGACGGATCGTTCACATATAGGGAGGTGCTGTAAAGGGAAGGGGCGCTCTGCAGGTGGGTTTAAATGGAAAGTTGTCTAAATTTTTTTCTTGGGTACTAGTACCAAGCGATATCATGGCGGGGGGTTTGATGCAACTCGTTGCCTACGGTGCTCAGGACGTTTATCTGACCGGTCAGCCTAAGGTGACCTTTTTCCAGGCTGTGTACAAGCGCCACACCAACTTTGCGATGGAGAACATCCAGCAGACGGTGAACGGCTCCCCCTCCAACGGTGGCCGCGTGTCCGTGACCATTGCCCGCAACGGCGATCTGGTCGGTGACATGTACATCCGTCTGGTGCCCAGCACCTCTGGTCTGGTTCTGACCTCCACCAACACTGGCAGCCCCGATCTGTGCTGGGTGGCTGAGCGTGCCATTGCTGACATTGAGCTGACCATCGGTGGCCAGCGCATTGACAAGCACTACCAGACCTGGTGGCGCATGTACGCCGAGCTGTTCCTCTCCGAGTCTGAGAAGATCAACTACGGCAAGATGACTTCCGCTTCTAACCCCACGCAGGATGGCACCAATCCCAGCAGCGTGTACCTGCCTCTGCTGTTCTTCTTCAACCGCAACCCCGGCCTGTACCTGCCCCTGATTGCTCTGCAGTACCACGAGGTTCGCCTGGACTTTGACCTGACCAGCTATTTCCAGAGCTACTTCGGCACCAGCGCCGTGTTCGAGGTGTGGGCCAACTACGTGTACCTGGACACCGAGGAGCGTCGCCGCTTCGCCCAGAAGGGCCACGAGTACCTGATCGAGCAGGTGCAGCACACCGGCGGTGATGCCATCACCCTGGCGGGCACGCCGTCTGCCACGGGGTCTGCCACGGCTCAGACCATCCGTCTGTCTTTCAACCACCCCGTGAAGGAGCTGATCTGGTGCTACACCAACACTGCAGCCACCGCGAACAACAGCCTGTGGAACTTCTCCACCAGCGCGTCCAACGTGAACGTGACTTGCGATGCTCGTCCTCACGTGGCCATCGCCGCTCTGCCCCACACTGCAGGCGCTCCTCGCATCTTCTCCAACGCATACGCCCTGACCGGCGCGTTTGCCAGCCAGACTTCCAACGTCGGCTGGGTGGAGGAGGGCTCCCCTGTGGCGACCGGTGTTGAGGTCGGCCCTCTGTACAACTTCAAGCTGGTGCTGAACGGCCAGGACCGCTTCAAGGAGCAGTCTGGCAAGTACTTCAACCAGTACCAGCCCTACGTGTACCACTCCGGTGTGCCATACCCCGGTGTGTACTGCTACAGCTTCGCCCTGCAGCCGGAGGAGCACCAGCCCACCGGCACGTGCAACTTCTCTCGCATTGATAACGCCCAGGTGGCGATTAACATCAAGGGCGCTGCTACCACGCCTCTGCAGAAGATGTTCGCCGTGAACTACAACATTCTGCGCATTCAGTCTGGAATGGGCGGCCTTAGCTTTAGTAATTGATCGTCGGTTACTAAGATCGGGGCCAAAAAGCAGCTGGCAGAGGCTTTACACCCTCTGGAAAACCCATTGGCTGCTAGTCGGCGGAGCCGGCGAGACACCTTGTTGTTCGGGAACCCCCTTAGAGCCTTACGTACTAAGCGACGCTTGGAAACTTCGTCGTGGCGGAGAGCAGAACTCCGGGCGGCTTCGGCCGCGGGAGGGACATCACGTCCCTCGACAGTAATAATCGTAAGGATTGGGCAATCCGCATGGTGACTTTCTACCGGGAAAGCACGGGCTTTCCCCATGAAAGGCCGTCAGAGACTGAACGGGTGTCGGTTGGGGTGAAGGACCCTGGCTTAAGATACAGTCCACTCCCCTAGGGAAACTTAGGGGTGGAGAAGGCGCTTTCTCCAACTAAATATCCAAATATCGAAAAAAAAACGGCCAGAGCGGGAAGAAACACAGTTTCTTTCCGGGCCTCGGGCCCAAAAGTGTTCTCGACTTTTGGGACCGAGACTTAAAGACTATCTTACTACTATGGTAAGATGGCGACCCCTCAACTCAAAAAGTGTTCATGCTCACGCGCCCCGCAACCGTTGGACCAATTTTTGGATAAAAACGGAAAGGAGGTGGCGACCTGTCTCAAGTGTCGTGAAAAGCAACGTAAGCACGACAAGAAACCTGAACGACGTGAATCTCATAACGAGCTTCAGCGTGAAAAGAAGTACTATGTCGAATGGAGAGCCAAGCAACTCGAAGAGCGTCCTGAAGAGTTTCGAGACCATAATAACAAAATACACGCTCTGTGGCGTAAAGAAAATGCAGAGCACCTCGCCAGATGGTACAGGACGAACGTCAATCCGCGTCTCGATGCACTCAAGCGTGCAGCCGAAACCCGTGGTATCTCATGGAACTTGACTGATGAAGAGGCTAAAGATATGCTTATAAAACCGTGCATCTACTGTAAGTACATAGACCTTGAAGTCCGTGTGAATGGTATAGACCGTCTGGATTCATCGAAACCTTATACTCTTGAAAACTGCCGTCCCTGTTGCAAGGATTGCAACTACATGAAAGGGACGTACGACCCTTCGACTTTTATTGAACGGTGTAAAAAGATTGGTGCGTGTACCGAGACATTTCCGAATGTTCCTCGATGTGAAGAGCACAAGAAAGTTAATCGGTTAAAACCTCTTCAACCGACAGTACAGGAAACTCCCACCACTCAATAACACCATCAAGACTGTCACTTTCAAGAGGAAAACAATGGAGTGGATCTGTGTTTATGAAACTTTCAAGGTTCCCTTCCTCGTTCGAAAACCTATGTTCATTCTGAATAAACTTTACATCGTACTCGTTCAGTTGAACGAGTCCCGTCTTTTTCTCAAACCCAATTCTCATTATAGGAAACCCATCATCACAATGCGCCCTAAACGTATACGGTGCTAAATACGTCATTTTGTACAGTTTCTTCTCGAGCTTCTTCTTCTCGAAAACCTTTTTACACAGATCCATACCTTCCTTATACTGCTGATCAGTCAGGGACTCTTTCACAGAGTCTATAAAGTCCGACATTTCGTGTGCCATGTCTTCATAGTGTTCGTCGCCTTTAACGCCCAATAACCTCCCACGTTCCCGAAAGTGCCGAGAACTCTTGCTCAATAACCGTTGAACAGTATTCAGGATCAAATTCTTCTGAACAACAAAACACATCTATGTAGACCGTGTTTCGTTCGGGGTACGTGTGTGCACTGAAATGACTTTCAGCAAGGACAAGGACCCCCGTGGTCCCGTGAGGTTCGAATTGGTGAAAAGCTCGGGCAACGACTGTAAACCCACACCTTTCAGCGATCCGATTCATAATATTTTCGAGGTGTTCGGAACGTGCGACCCACACACCGTCGATGTGTCCCAGAACATGCTTCATAGTACTCTAAGGGTTCTGTATTTTATATACAATCAGACCCACGGCAAACACGAGGTACAAAAGGCCAAACATAGGCTGACCCACCTGGGAAGATTTGCGCGCCTCGACAAAGTTGGCAACACCAAGAGCACCTAAAACAAGGACGAGAAGAACCAAGAACATGAGGTTAAAGTCAGCCATTTATATTCAGCTATAAAATAAATGGATGCCTTGATCCGGGACAGAAGCTTGACGGGTCATTCACTTGTGAATTCTATTCGCAAAATAGACCCGTCCCTGAGTATTGGAGATGTTCTAGAAAAGACGAGGTATGTACTCTTGAAGCGTGTCCTGGAGGATCTCACGTCTGAAAAGTTTCATACAGGGTACCACGTGATCGAGTACCTGTGTAAACGAGGTTTGACGCTCGAGGATGTACATACAATTCTTGACTGGTACCGTGAATATTCGAGTGACGTTCGAACTCTTATCGACTCAGGAAGCGTCGCAGGTGTGTATAGGTACATGACGTTCAAGCGTAGTACGACGACCCCTTGGTGGAAGCGCTTACTCCCATGTACCAGAAGTATGCAAGGTACAGGCCAAGGACCATCAGGAACGTCGCCTTGAGCACTTCCGTCGCCACCTTACGGCGCTCAGGATCCAGGAAGGACTGGAGACCAATGAGGAGGAGCGTCATCGCCGCCACGAGGGTAATAATGTCGCTGAGCATTTACTAAGAGCGCGGATAAAAAATAGAAACATTGTCTTGCCAAGTACAAGAGATGAGTTTTGGTGCACTGATAAACCCAACGTTTCTCGAGGCGGTCCTTGAGGCGACCAGTGGGTTTGCACCGGTCGGACGAGGTGCTGAGCCACCTGAGATTCGTCCTGTTCCATATGAGTTGGACGAGTCGTGGAAGAATTTTGAAAAGGAATTAGGAAAGTTTAAACAGGACTTGTCCAAGGTTCGTCGCGAGTTGAACCAAAAATATGCCCAACTTTTGGAAATGCATAAATCTTCTGAAATTGTGAAAATGATTTTAGATAACGTCCCATCTGATGACTTAAAGGCTCGGATCGCGTCTGTTGTAGACAACTACGAGTCCGACGTGGGCAGTGTCGCCCTGACTCAACAATGTGGAGAATTGAAGGGGAAGTTTGAAGCAATGGCCAAGGTGTTGGACGGGACGAATGCGGAAAGGTACGAGAAGTTCACGTGTTTCATATGCCAGGATCGTCTTGTTGACTTGTTTATTGACCCCTGCGGCCACGTTGTATGTGACCATTGTTGGGTGAGCACCCGGGACAAATCCAAATGTCCCGGGTGTCGGACAGTGCTTCACGGTGCAAAGAAGATGTATGTGATGTAGGGTGAGGAGATGGACCTGAGCATGTCGTTAAACTGTTCAAAGGGACCTCCGGTCCCGCCCGACCTTGGCGCAGTGGTGGTTATCTCACTTGAGCGCGTAGCACTGTAGAGTTTTATTCCGTTATGCTTTGGTCACGTGTTCGAATCACGTAGGTCGGAAAGGGGCGAATCTTATTCGTTCCACCCGAGCTCCTATAGCTCAGATGGTTAGAGCGTCAGACACTGTATGTAACAGCTGATGTGTTAATCTGAATGTCGTGTGTTCAAGTCACACTGGGAGCGTTTTTCATCTGGCATTCCCCAGATGAAAAATGCTTTGATACTAGTAAGAATGAACAGACCTTTTGAAAGGTTCGTGAACCACCTCGCTGAAATTACACAAAACAACAAGAACTTGAAGTTTCACGTGGGTGCAAATGGCGTGACCTTGCGTTACAGACCAGGGTCGAATGGGACGTATGTCAATTACACGCCTTCGAATAATGGAAAAGGCGTTGAACTTTCGTATGGGTACACGCACGTCGAAGACCGCGAGAAAGGGCTCGGGAAGCGTCTTCGCAACTACGGGGTTCGAGCGGCACGTGCAGCAGGTGTGTCCTTGTGGCAATACGGTATAAACCTCAATTATCTCGTGCCTGGAAACCAACCTCCTATAAGTACGCGAATCATGCGTAAACTCGGAGCCGAATGGACACGGGGCATTCCGAAGGGCCCTGGAAAGATTGCCAAGAAGAAGTGGGCATCTCTCGTCCGTGCACACAGGTACTCCTTGCGGAAGAGTGTTAAAAAGAGTCCGCGTAAAAACAATAGAAAAAATGAGCTTCGTTCGCCTCGTTGATCACATGGGCTCGGACGAGTCTATCGTCCAAGCTGCTCGCGTTTCGTATGGCGCAGGCACGAA